TTTAATCTTAATGCTTGTCGCCGCACCCACAAAGCTGTTTTTTAGCTTATCGTTGTCAGAACGAACAACCTGCATGATTCCACCATATGCCAAGTAGGAAGAAATGGTAAGCCATCCTTCATACTGTCTATCAGTAGATGCGGGTTGTCCGAAGACATCGAGAAGTTCATTCTCGCTTGAGATTAGGGTTGGCTTGTCAACAGGTCCTCTTGCGAAAGAGGCAACAATTGCGCCGGTTTTGTCTGTAGAAGTTTGTACATTACCTAGGGTAAGGTCCACCTCCCTTACGACAATTCCGGGCGATGCTAAGTTTACTGGCATCTTTTGGTTCTCCCTTTTGAAAGTCCGAAATTAATCTGTAAATATTTATAGAAAACTACATTTTAGAACTACAAATACTCCCACATATGGCTCATATCCCCATATTCATCAGTGTGCCACACGTCTCCACTCCTATCTACAAAAGTTCCCTCTTCAGTACCATCAGAGAAGAAACCAAAGGGTGACATATCCTGTTCAATTTGATTTTCTTTCTCATTGTATATTTCTTTCCTCACATCATTGTCAGTCATTTCTTTGAAGTAATCCTGAGCCACAACCCAAGAGAAAATGACCAGACACATAGCCAAGTCATCATTACAACCCTCTTCTGCCTGGAAAGTATTATTCTTCTGAATAAAGGTAGTCAATTCCTGAACAATATTATAGTCTTCAAATATTAGTTTAGATTCCTCCACCAAAGTCTTGAGGTTAGAGCATCCTAGTTTCTTGGTAGCAACACTCATCTTCACACCCAATTGAGTTTTGGATCCACTGAAACCCGCACCCAGTTGTTGACCAGCCCTACCCCTCATAGCACACATCATAAGGTTAGGATACTCCAAATCATAGTTTAGAATGGAAGCAACCTGATCACCAATATCATTTACTTCAATAAGACACCAAGCCCTATTATATGACTTAGCCACTCTCTCAATGATACTGGGGAATACCATTGGTTTGATTTCATTGTCCCTATACTTAGCCACAACCTTGTAGGGGAACTTTGTAACATCAAACACCACAAAGGCAGAGTAATCCTTTCCAACGCCTCTGGCAACGTCTACAGTGATTACATAGATGTTATCTTTTTCTGGTTCGTAGAATATATCTAAACTCTTTTGTTTCCTAATAGGTTCCCTATACTCCATCGCCCTAAGAACAGATGGGGCAATCAAAGTATCAACAGAACCAATAAACTCACACTCAAACTCAACCTTAAACTGTTCAGCAGAAGTGTTCTTGATAGTTTGCTCTTTCCACTTAGAGTCTCTCCCAGGAACCTGAGACCAATGAACTTCAATTGGGTTGTACTCGTTTATACCTCTCTCAGCATCATGCCACATTCGGTAGAAGTGGTTCATACCATGTGGCGTGGAAACGATGATTACTTTCGTTGATTTACCAGAAGTAATAGTAGGATAAACAGAGGCAAAGAACTGCTCTGCAATATTGTTCTGAACGAACGCAAATTCATCGAGGAAGATGATATTAAAAGACATACCTCGGACAGCACTTGCAGACGTAGAAGCTGCCAATATCTTACTGCCATTCTCCAACTCCACTGAACCTTTATTCCAAGAAACAATACCGTGTTGCATCCACGACGGTAAGTTCTCATATGCAATCTGTAGTCGTCCTAGAATCTCTCTAGCAGTTGCTGCTTTGTTTGCTAGGATACCGACGTTGACGTTATCATTGAATACCAAGTAGTGGAGAAGAAACGCAACACAGGTTGTAGACTTACCTGTCTGTCTAGGCATCTTACAGATAGTAAATCTCTTCTCATGGAAACTTCTAACTAAGTCTTCCTGGAAATCATACAACTTAAATGGCACAAGACCATAATCCAGGGATACAATCTTAATGTAGTTCCTGGCAAAATAGATTGGGTCTTCTTTACACCTAACATACTCCTTCACCTGTTCCAAAGTGAAGCTCTGTGCGACGTTCGCCTTCTTCAGGTTTGGATTCCCAAGATACTTAGTATCCGCCATAATAATATTATACCTACCTTATGTAGGGGTTATGATGTTACTGAAACATCTCCAGGAATAGTAGAACTACTACTAAGCATATTCCCTAGGGAGTCAAAGATTTCCGTTCTTCCTCTAATGTCATAACCGATATCAGAAGACCTAATAATATACTGAAGACCATCTGGAGCACCAAACTCGAAGAATCCAGACTCACCAGTCACTCTCCTAACCCATTCATATCTATAAGTGAATGGGGGAACACCACCACTGAATACTGCTGCAGTTTGTGTTAGGACTGTGCCTGACTGACCAACTCCATCGAGAGTTCCCTTTGATACCAATGCTAGTGGTTCTGATATAACCTCAATGTGGTTTGGAACCGTACCGACCGTTTTAACATAGTTATATGAATCTTGCCACCTAGTTCTTGCTTTAATATCATAACCAATATCACTATACTGAATAGTATAAGTCAATCCATCTGGAGCACCAAAGAATGCATACGCATTCGTGGTGCCAGTTTCTCTTCTAATCCATTGATATTTCTTAGTAAATGGACCGATACCACCAGTTATAGTAGCTTCTGTCATAGTAAGTACATCTCCTGGATATGCAGGGTCCGTTCCACTAAAAGTAAGAGTACCATCCACATCGGAAGTCATCTCATCAACAACAACATCCGAAGCAGGAGTATTGGTAGTGAGATATGATGGAGCGATTATGGCATCTTGAATTCTAGTAGAAATACGAAGTTTAGCTCCCACCAAAGAAGAGTCTATTTCTTTTACTGCAGTATCAACTGCCGTCCAAGGACTAATACCAATCCAAGCACCACCAGGGGTTTCTTGTTTCTGTAACTGACCTTCAACAGTGATGGGTTCAGTACCACCCTGATAACCAGCAACCTGACCAGCCATATCTCTACCGACAGCAAATCCGTTAGGTGCTGTGATATTACCAACACCAATTATTTGAAGGGGATCTAAACTACCCACTGGGTTATTGTCTATGTCGTGTCTAATATATTGATCTGGAGTGACTATATTATTATCTACGTCCCTCTTCACATACTCCTGAACAGAAGTTACACCACCACCAACTAGATGTTTGACATAATCACCATCAAAATCTTTCCAGGTAAAGTTAGTCCAACCGGCTGCATCCATACTCGCACTTCTAAATGCAGGTTGAGGTGACGCTAGAACATTGTCCTCATCGTACCTTTCGTAGTTATTATTAGTGTGAGTTAGGATAGACATTAGTTGTTTTCTTGTCTGTGGATTATATCAATCCCAATAATGGGAATTGTTACCAGTAAATATGACAAAAGTCCCACAAACCAAGTGTGGGATAGGGCAGTTCTCAGCAGTTCCATTTTCTTAGTGACTTATTGATTCTTGAATCGGGATCGTTAGCGGTCTTAGAAGAAGTTAGTTTCTTCTTCATGCCGCCCATTCTAGCACAGAATGACTTTTTGCGACTACCACCCTCAGGTTGTGGTGCTTTGAGGTCACTGCCGGGGTTCTCTCGTTCATAGGACTTACGTCCCTTCTCGTTAAGCCCCCCGGCTTTATTCTTTCCCTCTTTTCTAGTCCAAGCAGCTTCGTCCATTTGCTGCTTCCAACCACTCATAGGCTCTGGTGAAATTAGGTCTGTTATTTCAGCAACCATATTCCCATCAACATCAAGAATCTCTACTGATTCTTTTTTCATCTTCGCTTTTGCTTGTTCCTTGCGCTTTTCCGCAAAGTTATCAGCTAAAGCCTTAAATCTTTTTCTATAATCTGGATCAGTCTCAATACGTGACTTACCTTCAGCACAAAATTCTGCGAAGGTCTTGCCTTCCTTTACGCAGTTAGGAACTTCTTTGCCGTCCTTTTTCTTTGTGCCTTTGGCTTTATAACCATCCCAGCAAGTATCTGCGCCCACATTCTTGCGAGCTTTTTTTAGACCTTCACCAATATCAAGTGTCTCTGGATAGTCCTTACTACCTTTTTTAGCTGGAGCCTCACCACGCTTACGCTTTGCGTGGATGTTTGCCCATAGACCCTTTTTCTTAGCCATATCTAACAAATCAATAAAATATATGGGAAAGGCTCAAGAACTGCATCGACGACATAAAAAGCCGTCCTTCATTATATTGCCTTTCACATATATTTAGTCGTATGTCTTCTTACCAC